TATTGGTAGCACAATACAACTTCACAATTACTATTTCTAAGCTGGAAGCAGAGATTGCTGATTTACGCCAGAAGAATGATTCTTTATGGAAAGAACTTAATTGGAAGAAAGAAACAGCATGAAAACGTATGCAGAATTAAGAAAGATCAATGTCAATGAACATACAGAAAAGAAAGGTAACCTTACCTATTTATCGTGGGCTTGGGCTGTTGACAAGCTATTGGAGAATGACCCAACAGCAACCTGGATATTTGGAACTCCGATGGGTTATGCAGACACCGTAATGGTCTGCTGTAAAGTCACCGCCTTTGGCAAGACTATGGAGATGCAATTGCCTGTTATGGATAACCGTAACAACGCCATTAAGAATCCAGATGCCCGTAGGATTTCAGATGCTCAGATGCGCTGCTTAACAAAGTGTATTGCCTGCTTCGGGATTGCATTGTATTTGTATGCTGGTGAAGATTTGCCCCAAGAGGACGAAGAGCCTGTAAAGGCCACTCCATCCCCAAAGCCAGTCGCTAAGCCAGCTGAGAAGATTGCTGGTCATCGTGGCGAGTTTCAGATCGTCATTGACCCTCTACCAGCTGGAGACAATACAAACTGGCTAAAACTGGTCAAAGAATCATCCCATATGTTGCTAGACCTATGTGCTAGTGATGCCGATGTTATGACAATATTTAAGAAGAACAAGGTTCTATTTGATACTGTCAAAGCAGCTGATCCTCTTTTCTTTAAGGAAATGATGATCAAATTTACTGAAACCAAAGCTAAATTTACTAAGGAAGAAAAATGAGCTACGAACAAAAGCCCAATACTGGGGCGCTATTCCCAAACCAAAAGAAGTCAGAAAATCACCCTGATAAACGGGGAGATTTATTCTTAGACAAGACTTTCTTAATTGACCAGATGGATAAATCCAAAGGAGCATTGGTTAAGATTTCTATTGCTGGCTGGGAGAATACTTCCAAGAATGGCATGAATTATCTATCACTCAAAGCATCTGAGCCATACGAAGCACCAGCCACTACTGGCAATCCTTGGGAGTAATCATGAAACTATTAAAGCGTGGCAGACCTAGTAAAAAGTTTAGCCCTGAACTGATGCAACAAGCAGCTCAGAATGTCATGGATCGAGCCAAAGAAGAAGCTATCAGCGAACTAGAAAAGAAAGAGGCTCACGAGGCCAATATTCAACGATTGATTGCTGAAAGAGCTACTGTTCACTGGGAAGAAGTGGCTCAAAAGCAAGAAGTTGAGCTCGGTGTATTACGCATGGAAAACGATGAATTAGCCCGTATCTGTATGAATCGTTACGAAGAAATTGAGCGTTGGAAGTTTGTCATCAAATATTTGGAGAAGCGGATTGAAGACCTTGCAGTTTGAAGGCGTTAAGGTCGCTCTTAAACAAGACAAGACTGGCTATGTACTAACCCTGTCTATTCACCCAGACGATGCCCCTGAGGACTTACTCAGGGCGTTTGTAGGGGCTAGATATCAGGTTGTCATGGTCAGGATTGGAGAGAACGAGCAACCTACGGATCAATCACAGTATGCAGGCGATAGGGCTATTCGTATTGCTGGCCTACTGTGCCGTGATCCTAAATTTTGGAAGTTTCTGCACTCTGATGACAGGATCTTTGACGAAGACATGGAAGAGGCTACAGAATGGCTGAGAAGCTATCTTGATATCCCATCTAGATCGGATTTAAAGACCAATCAAAAGGCTCAGATACTATTGGATAAACTACATAAAGAATACACATCATGGATTCAAAAAAACTAATACCGTATTCTGTCTATCTTCCTGAGGAGCATCATCTCAAACTCAAGGATTTTGCTAAAGATCGCAAAGCTTCTGAGTTGATACGCAACGCCATTGGTATGCTGGTAGATGGAACCGATGTCTACACTTCAGGATTTAATGCTGGAATCAAAGCGGCTGCAAAAGTTATTTATGACTGCGAAGAAGCCCAGATGATTGCCGTCAAAGGCCGTGATTTGGGAGCAGTGCTGTCCGACAAAATAACCAATTTGGAGATTACCAAATGATTGAAACTGGGGGAGTGCACAAGATTAAGAAGCAGGATTGGATTATTTTGCGTTTGCTATTCTTGACGCTGACTTTAGATCCAACAATGGCAAAGGTAGAGGATGTTAAATTGACAATGGATTACTTGCGTAAACGCTATAAACATTGGGATCAGGATATTATTTTGCATTCATTCCCAGCCCTTAGTTATGAGCACGGGCAGCGGAAAACATTTATGGATAAATATAAAGATGTCCATTCTTTTAGAGCTTTTGCCAAAACTTTAGAGGTGGATTACAACTACCCAGACGAAGAAGCCCGTGAGAACGCACAACGCAGAACTTTTGGCGTACAAGATTACACAATAAGACCAGGAAACCCAAATGGATACTAAAGAACAAGACCCATCAAGATTGATTGCATTAGAAATCTTTCAATTGCTGGCGCCTAAAGCAGATACCGATGTCAAAGTCATCATGGCTGCGGTTTCAATGGTGCTCTCTACCATAGCGGTAGAGACAGGCTTAGAGGAAGAGAAGGCTGTTTATGCGTTTACAAGGTCATATAGAAACGCTAAGAGCCGTTTAAAACACGTTATGAAGCAGGTACACTAATGAATGAACAAGATCTCAGGGACTGTTTTGCCATGTTTATATTAAATGGCCTGCTGTCCCGCCTGCCCTCTGAAGAAATAGATCCTGCCAATGTTTGGTATTTAGCAGATTCTATGGTGGAATCTAGAGATGTTAAGCCTGCTGGGTTGCCCCCCATCAAACGGAGAAGAAAGAGTGAAGCTTAAGTATTGTTCATCTTGTATGTTGTTTCAGCCAGAACAAAGTGGAAAAATAGTTCAAACTGCAAACAAAAAATTAAAACGCTTTAAATGTGGTGGTTGTTTAAAAAAAATTAGTGAACGTAAATTTCAAGGGAAAGGCACAAAATGACTACTTTTACTACTGAAGACCGATTAGAAGCTGAAAAGGACTGGAAACAAGAATATGATAAGCTCCAAGAAGATTACAACAATCTCAAGGATTTATTTGATAAAGCATTAAATTCTTGGGCTAAAGACATGGAGAGGCAGAAAAAATGACTTGGAACCTACGGCTTGTAGACATGAAAGATCCCGAATACCCAGATCAGAATTATGTAGAAATTAGGGAAGTGTTTTATGACACTATGGGCAAGCCGATGGGTCATACCACTGCCACATTTGGCGGTGAGAACAAGCAAGACATTAAACAATATTTAGAATGGGCTTTAGAAGCATTAGAAAAGCCTGTTTTATTCTTTAGGGAAAAGACATGGACATCAAAGTAAAAATCGAAAAGGAAAATAAAGATGGCTCGGCTGATGCTAAAGTTAGTTTCGATAAAGAAGGACTTGAAGTCCTCGTTCAATGGGGACTTGTCGCTATGCTTACCGAAGCAGTTGGTCGATATGCCACTAGACCCGATGAAAATACGCCAGTTATTACTGGACGGCCTAAAAAGAAGAAGAAAGAATTAGATATTGATGGGAGATGTTGATGAGAGATGGTGGAAAAGGTGATGCACAACGCCCATTAGGCATTCCTATGGAAGAGTTTGATGCTAAATGGGATGAGATATTTAACAAAGACAAAGAAAAAGATAGTAATTTAAGCATTACTGTCGATGTTGAACCAGGAGAGGCCACAGTCACAGTTAATAAGACTTGGAGCTTCTAATGAACGCAAATGAACTAGCTGATGACATGGAAAACAGTAGATTCAATGACATCAATTACAACAAAAAGAAAGCTGCAGACTTTGTACGCCAGCAACAAGAAAAGCTGACCAAGTACGAACTGCGCCATGTTGCACAGCGTGACAGAATTGCAATACTAGAAATGCAACATAAACAGCAACAAGCTGAAATAGAGGCGTTGAAACTGCAATTACATACCACTTTAACTAATCGTGACTTACGAACCTATGACGGCAAACTAAATATGAACAATGAACCAGTAGCGTGGTTTGAGCAAGACCCTGATATGAAGTCAGTTTGGTATCAGGCTGACCAAGACAGCCCTAATGCTATTCCACTCTACACCCATCCAGCAAAGACACTAACAGATGAGGAAATAATTGAAATTTGGAGTGGCATGGAAACTGACACAGGCGAACAAAACATTATTTTTGCTAGAGCAATACTAAGAAAGGCACAAGAGAAATGAATGGTAACGATTTAACAATCAACCGAGATATGAGCCAATACACAATTTTGGCATCTCCTGAACCGATTGGATATTGGCAGATTACACCTGAGGTAAAAGGTGGTTGGTCTACAAGGTTTGCTGTGTATGCGCCACTAAATCCAACGCATATTAAAAACACAGAAGAATTGCTTGGTTGGAAATGGATTGATGGAAAGGCACAAGAGAGATGAACAATGAACCAGTAGCGTGGATGGATAAAGAAAGCAATATCACCATGATTGGTGGTATTTACCCAAAAAAGCTAGAGCAATATTTAAGCGTATTAGAATCTAGGATTATTGCTTTGGAATCCCATCCAGCAAAGACACTAACAGATGACCCATTGGTTAATTTCAAACCTGTATGGCAAGAAAAGTCTGAACTGACACTAACAGATGAGGAAATACGGAAGGTAGCAGATGAAGTGTTTAAAGACTACAAGAATTGGCATCACTACCAAATAGATTTTGCTAGAGCAATACTAAGAAAGGCACAAGAGAAATGAGCTCTTGGCTAATTATCGTTACAGGTCTTATTTATCTTTATATTGGCTGTGAACAAGGGTTTAAAGGCAATATTGCTTTGTGTATTACTTATGTTAGTTATGCTGCTGCTAACGTAGGTCTTTACTTAATGGCCAAATGACTGCCGTTCACTTACCAGCTCATGGGCTGACCTTCGTCCATATCCCTAAAAATGCAGGCAATTCTGTATTAAAGTGGTTTCATAATCATCGGGATCATTTAGGGCAAGTTATGTTTTTGGAATACCACCAAAGCTTGACCCAGATGGCCTGTTATCTTCCTATTATGCTAACCTTTGCCATAGTTAGAAATCCGTATGCCAGAGTTGTTAGTGGCTACTTATATGCCAGAGATGGGCAATCAGACTGGTGCAAGCACTATCGGGCTAAGAATGGGCTAGATAAAGACTTTCCTGACTTTGCTACTTTTGTAGATCGGCTTGAGACTTATAAGACTATGCACTGGTTTGACTCGGCCACAAATCAATATGAATGGATAGCCAACGGGGTTAATTTTCTGCTTCGGTTAGAAACCTTAGACGAAGATTTCAAGATTATTCAAGATTTATTAGGAATTTATACGCCTTTGGGTAAAGAAAACCATATTGATCAAGGGCGTTACCAGGACTACTACACCGATAAAGAGATAAAAAAGATATCTAAGGTCTTTGAGCATGACCTAGACTTCTTTAAATACTCATACTAGCTTTACTATCCCCATTCTTTTTATGTCTTCGTCAGATAGATCGGGGACAAATCTAAATCCACAGATGATTCTATTTGGCTGTTGGGCGTTGCCCTTGTGCAAGATGGTGGTATTGACCAGCGCAGCCCGTTTATCGTAATAAAGACGGCATATTTCTTTTGTCTTTTCTACTTCAATAAAAGCAAAGTTGCGGTCTGGAACCATCCCGAACTGGGCTGTGTCATGTAACACTTTGATATCGGTGCTATGCCATGAAGTGTAAGAACCCTCATAATCAATCAGGCCAATATTCAAGGACTGGGTTAGGTATTTAGGATCATAAGTATCAACATGAACCATGCCATCAGCTTCTGCCGTAGTTTTCTTGGTTATTAACAATCTATCGAACTTGTCTAATAACTGCATTTTTTTGAGATATTTCACAACTTCTTGGCAGTTTTCTATGACATCTTCTTTTGAAATGTTATAGGCCGTAGGATTTGTCCTGACTCCTGATTCGCCAGCATTAACCAAATCAATCAGCTCTTGCCTAATCACTTCTAAATTAGGAATATCAACGTAGCTGTAGAACCAGTTGGGATGAACGGGTTTATACAACAGGCTTTTTCCAAATGATGGGTTGATCTGATCCTGCCGTATAAACCTTAACGGGCTCTCCTGAATACAGATCGCTTTGACACGCTGCCCAGCAAGCTTCTTCTGCTTTATGACCTAATGCCATGACTGCTAGGGCTGCTGCCGTGCCACTGCCGATAGCATCGACATCCGTATGCTCCCAAAACTCTAGGTCTTTTCCAGCCACAAACAGCCCATCGTTGGATAACAGCATAAAGTCGGCATCGTTTTCAATCTTAATGACGGGTGGTTTACCCTTTTTGCCGTCTCTAAACCACTCTACGACCTTCTGAACACTCATGAGATCACCAGCTCCTGCCAGCCAGCCCTGAGGAACTTTAAATACCTTAGGCAGGTTAAAGGCTTTGGTATCGGAATCATCATCCGAAGTCTGGCTATCTGAGACAAGGATCTTGCGTTTAGCATCACCGATAATGGTTGTCATATTTCTAAAATCTCCCCACGAAACTCTACTTTATCTTCGCCACAGACCATAATTAGCTCGGGTTGTAGCATTCGGCCTTCATCAAAGGATAGCATGACAAACCCAGACCGCCAGTCTTTGGGGCCATCTTCACAGTATTCAAAGGTAGGGCTCATAGGATCGGCTAAACAGCCCGTTTGAACGCCCCAAAAGGTATTCTGTTGATAGCCGTTTATAGGGCTTGCACAGAGCACATGGGTGTGTCCTGTGACGATGTTACAAAAAGCCGCCTGGACGTTGCCATAGCCCGCTGTACGGCCTCCTTTGAGGCGATGCTTGATAACGGTATCCTCGCCCACCCAAAAGCTCCAACAAGTCTCCCAATTCGGGAAATGGTATTTCAGGCTGAACCCGTCAACACCGCTATATTCAGGAACTTTGTTGACCAGCCAAGATTCATACCGCATATCGTGGTTACCCAGTGTCCATATGAGTCGGCAACCAGCTGGCCTGACCTTTTCAATTTCGTTTAAATGCCAACGACAGGCTTCTAATTCTTCTAAAACTGTGGGTTTGGCATCGTAATTGATGGAAGGAAAGCGAGAGAGAACTTGTCCGTCAAACGCATCACCGTTACAAACGATGACTTGGGGCTTAAAATGTTTGATAAATTTGATTAGGGCTTTGAAGGCGGTGGTGGTTTCATCTGTGAAATGGGCATCAGAAAAGACAATTACCCGTTTGCATTTGTCAATTTCTATGCCCCGTCTAACATTATGGGCAGCCAATTCAACTTTGGTGGGCTTCTTTTGATCCCGCTGGGAATTATGGGTAGGAAGCTCAATTCCATAGCGTATTTCTAAGTTTCTTCGCCTAGCTAAAGTGCTTCTAGGGTTTATACCTAGTTTTTTACCTACTAATGTGGGGCTTCCCAATTCTTTCCAGACCTTGATAAACTCTTTATCCGACTCTGTTATTATCTTCATATGCTCCCTAGCAAGATGTTGATGGGTACGGCAATAGTAGGTTAGTAGTATTTCACTTTTGTTAAACCCATGAATAATAACAGATTATGTATAGAAACAGGAAGCTTTTAGATGTCTTACGAAAATCCCCATGCCAACACTGTGGTAGCTCTGACGGCACAGTCGTGGCTGCCCACGCCAACTTGCTCAGACTTGGAAAAGGAAAAGGAATTAAATGTCCCGACTTTTACACAGCTGCCCTATGCTTTCGCTGTCACACAGAGCTGGATCAAGGCAAGAACCTATCCAAGATACAGCGGGAAGAAATGTGGATAGAAGCCTATCTCAAGACCCAAGCATGGCTGTGGGAAAATGGCCACATAAATACTAGCAGTTGACACATTTTCCATATATGTGCTATATTTAGTATTGTCTACCCTGTAGACCGCACCCGTCACTCATATCCTAGCAGAATGATACTTGTGCAACGCAAGCCCCAGCGGATCCACGATCCCCTTAGAGCCCTTAGATTTCCCCTGATCTAAGGGCTCTTCCTTTTGTACTTGCAGAAAATATTTTTTACGCTATACTAAAAGGGCTAGGATATAAGACGGGGACAAACGATTAAATTCGTCTGTCTGCCTCTTTATATCTTTGCCTAGCCCGTACTCATTGGTGTTGCTACGGTAAAGGCTGTAAATACCCCTAGAAGAAACTATGGCAAAATGCCCCCAGCTTACCGTGATTGCTTGGTAAGATATGGGAACCGTCCTGTATATGGATAGACCGATGAGTGATAATGACAGACCTAGGCACGACAAAGACATCGAAGCAATTATGTAAGAAAGAACTCAGCAAGACTGAAAGCACCTATTCCTCATAGTAGGGATAGGTGTATCCTGAATCTAGCAATCCTGAACGAATATGAAGACAGCCAAATTTATACAAGAAATACATGATCTCTGTGATCCTCCAGCGAGAGAAGCAATCATTAAGTATGTTAAAGATGAATGGAATCTACTAGCAGAAGATTATGAGAAATACAAGGTAGATCTCTTAATTAAAAATCAATCAGGTAAATCAATTGGTTATGCTGAGTTGGAGCTGCGCAACTGGGAGTCGTGCCCGTATCCGACTATTCATATTCCACAGCGTAAGAAAAAGTTATTTGATAACGATATGCCTACTGTCTACTTCGTAGTGAACCGCCCACTGACGATGGCATACTACATCAATACAAACAAGATCTTAGAACAACCGCTTAGAGAAATTGCCAATAAACGATTAACAGATGGTGAGTATTTTTACGATGTGCCAAAAGAAATGTTCAGCGTAATCCACTTGAAGTCTTAATCTCTTTTTGATAAAATAATAGCTCCAACTGCTAGGAGATTTAGATGGACTTTTACAACGAACAGATCGTAGAACTCACTGACACTGTAGTATCCTTAGACCAAGAATTAACATTAGCAAAAGACATCATCGCAGCCCATAGATGGGATGCTACCGAGATTGAAGTAGATTGGATTCATGACCTTGTCACCGAGCTTCGGGAACAAGTTAGGATTCAAGAAATTGAAATTGAAGCTCTCAAAGATTCCCGCAATATGTTTCAAGAAAGAAACGCAGAACTAATCCGTCAAGTAAAAGCGCTCAAGAAAAAATAATGGAGCTCTTATTACGGGAACACCAAGAAGGTGTTGTGGAGAAACTTCGTCAAGGGTTTCGAGAAGGCCATCGTTGCCAGCTTTTGTATGCACCCACTGGCTTTGGCAAAACAGAAGTAGCAATCTATTTAATGAAGGCTACGGCTGATAATTATCATAAAGCAGCGATGATTCTTGATCGTATTGTATTGATTGATCAGACCTCTAAACGCTTAGATAAATACTCGATTGCTCATGGCGTATTACAGGCTCAACATAAACGCCAAGATAAGACCAGGCGCATTCAAATATGTTCGTCACAAACTATCGAGAGAAGAAATAACTTCCCCGATATTGATCTATTGATCGTAGACGAATGCCATATCACTCGGTCAGAAATTACCAAGATCATCAAGAACAATGACAAGATTAAAGTCATTGGCTTGACCGCCACCCCGTTTACTAAAGGGCTAGGTTCTATCTATTCCAATGTGGTCTGTGCTTCGACAACTGAATCTTTAGTCGATGGTGAATGGCTATGTCCTCTCAAAGTCTACATCTCCAAAGAGATTGACATGGCTGGGGTCAAAAAGATTGCTGGTGAATGGAGTCCTGATCAAGTCACTGAACGGGGGATGCAGATCACTGGTGATATTGTGGCTGAATGGGCAAAGAAGACTTATGAAGTCTTTGGCAAACCCATGAAGACTATTGTATTTTGTGCTGGTGTAAAGCATGGAGAAGATTTAGTAGAACAATTTGCCCGCAAGGGTTTTAACTTTGTCAGCATATCCTACAAGGATAGTGGTGAATACAAACAGGAGGTAATTGATGACTTCGCTAGACTCGATACAAACATTCATGGGCTTATTGCTACTGATATTCTTACTCGTGGCTTCGATGTTCCTGATGTATGTATTGGTATATCAGCTCGTCCTTTTAGTAAATCACTTAGCTCCCATGTTCAGCAGATGGGTCGGGTTATGCGATCTCACCCTACTAAACAGTTTGGTTTGTGGTTAGACCATTCAGGAAATTACATTCGTTTTAGAGATGACTGGGAAAGAATTTATTCTGAAGGTGTCAAGAATTTGGATGACACTGGCGAGAAGACCAAAAGAGAACCAACAGAAAAGGAAAAGAAAGAACAGAAATGCCCAGCGTGTTCGGCACTCTGGCCTAGATCGTCTTCGTCATGTGCTTCGTGTGGCTATGTTAGACCGAAAAAGCAGATTGAGACCGTGTCAGGTGAATTAGTCGAGCTTGGCTTTGACAAAAATGCCAAGAAAGACGATAAACAAAAGTTCTATTCAGAGCTGATATACATCGCCAATGAAAAGAATTACAACATTAACTGGGCATCGCATATCTATAAACAGAAATTCGGAGTCTGGCCTCGTGGTTTACAAGAGTATCCCCGCATAGCCAGCTTAGAAACACAGAAGTATGTCAAACACAGAACCATCGCTTTTAGTAAACGCTTAAAGAAAATGAAGGTAAACAATGCAGGAGTTCGTTAATTTCGCAAGAGAACATGGCTTGATTATGAATAACAATCTTGTCATGGACAGATGGGTAGCCACCCCAACAGAAGATCATCCAAGATCCACAAACGGTAGATATAAATTCTTAGGCAATGTCGGCTGGGCTATCAACTGGGCAACAATGGATAAACCCGCCACCTGGTTTGCTGAAGGTGTCAGCAAGACCGAAATCAAAAAACAAATGTCTTCGTCAAACGATTCAAGGAAAAAAGAGGCACAGGCTGCAGCAGAAAAAGCACAGTGGATTTTGTCTCAATGCAGTTTGGAATCGCATCCATACCTTGAACGCAAGGGATTTAAAAACGAACAGGGAAATGTCTTCGTCAAAGGGCTCGACAAACTGTTAGTTATTCCCATGCGGATACAGGGCTCTGTGGTGGGATGCCAGCTCATCGACCATGAGGGGAACAAAAAGTTCTTGCATGGTCAGACGAGCAAGGGGGCAACTTTTACGATTGGGACACGAGGCACTGCAATATTCTGCGAAGGGTATGCCACTGGCCTCAGTGTCAGGGATATCATGACCAAAATGAATCTCCCTTATACGATCCACATCTGCTTCTCCGCAAACAACATGGAGCTCATAGCAAGGAACATCGGGAAGGGGCTGATTATCGCTGATAACGATAGCAGTGGTGTTGGAGAGATGGTGGCCAAAAAGACACAAAAGCCGTATTGGATCTCCCCAGCAACTGGGGAGGATTTTAATGACTACCATATGAGAGTCGGCAATTTCAAGGCTTCTCAGGATTTAAAGAGGTTGCTACTTTCCTTATAAACCTAGCTTCAATCTGCCTGATCCTTTCACGATTAAGAACAAAAGTATTACCCACTGATTGTAGCGTATGACCTTCTGCCCTCATCTTCAGGATATTCCAGTATTTTTCCCGTAGGGTTTTATTATTGGATTTAAAGAGTATGTCAAACTTCTCACGACTGGGAAAGTCCACCAGCTTGTAAGGGGCATCGCCCCCTACAAACACTGGCACTTTACCCTTGCACTTGCTTAGGTTCATCCTGTCCTTTCTCAATGATGACATAGCCTGTTTCATCAATGTAGTATTGCTGGCCTGATTCTTTGGCACTAATCAATCTTTTCTGTTGCCATTTAGAATTGGCTTCCATCCATTGCTGGGCATCTTTATCGGCTTGATTCATTGTTAATCTCCTTTATTTTTTCCAATGCTTCTTTCTTTGTTACAAAAACCAAGTTATCGCC